TGCAGCACAGGGTCCAATGAATGTGGCTGAAGCAGCCAATGCACTTGAGGGATTGCTGCCCGATGAGGGACAACAGGAAGACCGCGAGGCGCAGTTGCCCGAAGAGGGCGCGGCGGGAGATGAGGAGTTGCTGGACGATGCAGACGCATCCAGTGATGAAACTGATTCCGAACAATCCGATGAAGAGGGAGATTCCGAGGAGGGAGAACAGCCACAGGTTTTCACCGTCAAGGTTGACGGCAAGGAAGTCGAGGTGACGCTGGACGAACTTCAGAAGGGATATTCAAGGACTCAGGATTACACACGCAAGACTCAGCAAATTGCGGAGGCGAGGAAACAGACCGATGCAGAGTTGCAAGAGGTGCGTGCCGAGCGTGAACAATATGCTCAATTGTTGGGTGCTCTACAGGCACAGGTTCAGCAGGCGGCGCAGCCAAACATTGATTGGGATCGTCTTTATAACGAAGACCCCATTGAGTGGGTAAGGCAGCGCGAAGTGATGCGGGAGAATCAAGAGAAGGCGGCGGCTATTCAATCCGAACAGCAGCGGCTGGCTCAGTTATCCCAGCGAGAACAGCTACAACAGCGCGAGATGCTGTTGGCTCAAGAGCAAGAGGCTTTGGTGGCGGCCATCCCTGAGTGGAAGGACGCGAAGAAGGCTCAAGCTGAAAAGGCAATGCTTGTTCAATTCGGTCAGAAGATCGGATTCACACCTGATGACCTTAAGAATGTTGTTGACCACAGGGCGGTTGTGATGCTGCGAAAAGCGGCTCTCTACGACCAGATGATGTCCAAGCGCGGACAGATCAAGCCAGTGACCAATAACGGCCCAAGACCTGCCAAGCCTGGTGCAGCAGGAAGAGTTTCAAGCAATACAGAGGCAGTTCGTGCACAACAGCGCGTCGCGAAAACTGGCCGTGTCGATGATGCGGCCAATGCAATCTTCCAACTTTTGAAATAAGGAAACATCATGGCCATCGTAACGAACACATTCACGACCTACTCTGCAAAGGGTATTCGTGAAGACTTGAGCAATGTGATCACAAACATTTCTCCCGAAGAAACCCCATACATGTCCAACATTGGACGTGAGAACGTCACCAACACTTTGTTTGAGTGGCAGACAGACGCATTAGATTCAGCTGCTGCTAACGCACAGCTTGAAGGTGATGATGTGACTTTTAACTCAGTCACAGCGACTGTTCGTTTGACCAACTATGCTCAGATTTCACGCAAGACTATCGTCTTGTCGAACACTGAAGAAGTTGTCAACAAAGCAGGCCGCCGCTCTGAGTTGGCCTATCAGATCGCCAAGCGCGGTTCTGAATTGAAGCGTGACCAAGAGTTTGTGATGTTGAACGGCGGCATTGCTGTTGCCGGTAACACCACCACAGCTCGCGTGACTGCCTCTTTGGGTGCTTTCATCAAGACCAACGTGGACTATGACACCACCAACGGCGTCAATCCTAGCTACACCACCTTGCCAAACAGTGCTCGCACTGACGGCACAGTTCGCACTTTCACTGAAACCATTCTCAAGAATGTGATTCAAAAGGTGTGGACACAAGGCGGTACACCTAAGATTTTGATGGTGGGTCCAGTCAACAAGCAGCGCGTGTCAGGCTTCTCTGGCATCGCATCTGCTCGCTACAACATCAACGGCGGTGACCGTCCTGCAACCATCATCGGGGCCGCAGACATCTACGTCAGCGACTTCGGCCAAGTTCAGGTCGTACCCAACCGTTTCCAACGCGAGCGCGATGCTTGGGTGCTTGATCCTGAGTACGCAAAGATGACCGTCCTGCGTCCTTACCAACAAGTTGAGTTGGCGAAGACTGGTGACGCTGAAAAGCGTATGCTTTTGGTCGAATGGGGCCACAAGGTCTTGGCCGAAAACGCACACGGTCTGGCAGCAGACTTGGCGACTTCTTAAACGAAGCAAAGGAAGAGGGGGGAGCAATCCCCCCTTTTTTTACATGGAAAAAAGAATATTCAACGAAGATAAAGATCAGGGCATCACACGCTACTGGCACTACAACCCTGAAACTGATGAGGCAACGATTCAGACTCAGCAGGATGTAACTGACATCATTGAAGAGAACAAGCAAGAATTCAACATGGTTGACGAGCGTGCTGGCTGGAAGGGTGAATTTCACCGAGTTGCTAGCATCCCTATGTCTATATATGCTCAGTTGAAGGCAGATGGCAAGCTGGAAGATCAGGAGTACATGAAGCGTTGGCTCAATGATCCAGAGAACAGATTTTTTCGCGTACGACCAGGACAAGTATGAAATACATTGCGGTAGCAACACCAGCACGCGACATGGTTCACACCATGTTTGCCTATGACTTAGTCAATATGGTGGCGTACCACACGATAAACACCAATGACGCCGTCAGCCTAAAAATCTCGCAAGGCACTTTGATTGCCAATCAGCGGGCTGAGTTGTGCTTGGATGCGATGCGCGAAAAATGCACTCATGTGCTTTTCATTGATTCAGATATGCGGTTCCCACAGGACATGGTTGAACGATTGCTCAAGCATGATCTGGACATCGTGGCGACAAACTGCGCCAGACGCCGTATGCCCACAGGACCAACCGCACAGATTTACAAAGAGAATGGCGAGCGCGAGTTGGTGTATACGATGCCCGAATCAACTGGCTTGCAAGAGGTTGGATCGGTTGGAATGGGCGTGATGCTGATCAGAGCCAATGTCTTTGCGGCATTGTCTGAGCCTTGGTTTGAAACACCTTGGCGGCATGACAAACGAGGCTATATTGGCGAAGATGTTTTCTTTTGTAGGAAAGCAAGGGAGGCAGGCTTTAAGATTTACATTGATCACGATGTGAGCAAAGAAATCGGCCACATTGGAATGTTTGAGTTCAAGCATGACCACACTTGGGTTATGCGCGAAATCCAAGAGAATGAAAAGGCTACCTGATGGCACTCACGACATACAACGAACTCAAAACCTCGCTGGCTGACTGGCTCAACCGGCAGGATTTGACGTCCACCATTCCCGACTTCATCAGCCTGGCAGAGGCTCAGATCGAGCGCCAGCTTCGCACCCGCCAGATGATTGTGCGAGCCAATGCGTCATTTGCGGCGGCTGCTGAATATGGCACTGTGCCTGATGACTTCTTGGAGGCCAAGGCCATCAAGATCAACACCAATCCAGTGACCAACCTGACGTTTCAGACCATTGACGCCATGGATCAGTTGGCCAACACCACCTACTTGTCCAGCGGCAAGCCACTGTATTTTTCGGTGGTCGGAAACCAATTCCGATTGCTTCCAATTCCTGATGGCGCATATACAGCAGAGCTGGTTTATTACGCCAAGTTGACAAAGTTGTCATCCACAGTGGCAACCAACTGGCTGCTGACACAAGCGCCTGACGTTTATCTTTACGGCGCTTTGTTGCAGGCTGCGCCATACCTGCAAGACGATGCGAGAATCCCAGTGTGGTCATCGCTTTACCAGGCAGGACTAGATCAGTTGCAGATTGCAGATGATCGCGGTTCTACATCGGGCGGTGCGATTTTGGCAAGAGCAAGGACATTTGGATGATGATTACCACCACCAAGGGCGAGATGGACGAGTCACTGCTTGAAAAGCGTGAAGGCTCTCTCGACAACGATACCGAGACAACGAGCTGGGTAGAGTATTGGTTGGATGGCGAGATGGTGCATCGGTCTGTCCACATGGCTCTCAAGAGCAGTGTCTTTGCTGATGGAATCAGTCAACAAATTTAAGGAATAAACCATGGCCAATACACAAGCGATGTGTACGAGTTTCAAAGGCGAGCTGCTGGTCGGCCACCACAATTTCGGTACTGGTGTTGTTCGCGCAGCGACCACCGCCGACACATTCAAGGCCGCCTTGTACTTGGCCTCTGCCACCGTCAACGCATCCACCACGGCCTACAGCTCCACAGGCGAGGTGACAGGCACAGGCTACAGCGCAGGCGGCGTGACAGTGACATTTGGCACTGCACCAAGCACAAGTGGCACGACAGCTTTTGTGACGCCAAGCGCCAGCATCAGCTATTCATCTGTCACATTGTCAACAGCATTTGATGCGGTCCTGATCTATAACTCGACCCAATCAAACAAGGCAGTCAGCGTCCACACATTTGGCAGTCAGACCGTGACTGCTGGGACATTCACTCTGACCATGCCGACCAACGATGCAAGCACTGGCCTGATCAGGCTGGCTTAAAGCAGGGGCAGCGGCATGGCTGCATATGGAACAGGCTATTACGGGCTTGGCGTCTACGGCATAGGAAATGTCGTTATCAGTGGCAATTCGTCAACCTTGGCGGTTGGCAATTTACTAGCAGACCGATCAATCCAAGAAGATGGCACGATTGCCACAGGTAATGTCGGCACAGTCGGGCTGACTGTCTCAATTGCCATCACTGGCAATGCGTCCACCTGTGCTGTTGGCTCTGTACTGGCAACATCCACCAATGCCGTCACCGGCAATGCGTCAACCTTGGCGGTTGGCAGCGTCACAGCAACCAGAGCAGTTGATGTCTCTGGCAACGCCGCGACTGGCGCCGTTGACTCGGTTGGCATCACCAGCACCACATCCATCACAGGCAATGCCGCAACCGGCGCTGTCGGCACGGTTGGCGCAGAGGTTATTTCGTTCCAAGCAATTACTGGCGTCGAAGGCACAGGATCTGTCGGTACTGTTGGCAATGTCGTATCCATTGGGATCACCGGCGTTGAGTCCATCTGTGCTGTTGGCGTGATGATTGGATTTGGCTGGGGAGCCATTCCAGACACCAGCGAGAGCTGGACGCCGGATTCAGACACATCGGCAAGCTGGACACCAGTTTCCGATTCATCTGAGAGTTGGACACCTGTTTCGGACTCATCAGAAACTTGGACGGATTTAGCAGACAATTCAATCACTTGGCAAGAGGCCGCATAGGTTGAAAATGAAGAATACTGAATCATTGACTCAGCAGCGATTGAAAGAAGTGTTGAACTATGA